AATCAATATGGTAAGAAATCTAACCATGATAAACCGGTAAACCAATCGCTAATCGAAAGCCATAGCTCCCCCACTCTTGATGAATATAACAGTCTTGAGAGAGCACTTCGTACCTACTGGACAATGGCTAAAAATGACATCCTCAAAGCCATTGACAAATTCTTCATTGATAAAGAGAGACAGTATCCCATAACTATGTCAGGTTCTGTTTCTCAACCACTTAAATTAATTTCCACAGCTATCTTTAAGCAGAGCAGACAAGCTATCCAACGGGCCTTAATAAAAGGATCTACTCAAGCTGCTCACGACTTGAACAAACCGCCACTTATTCAAAATGCACAAACCAATTCAACTCTTATTGCAAGAGAGTTCGATAACGATGTCATCCGCCTAATTGGCGAAATCGAACAGTGCATCCAGAAGTTCGAAGACATCGAGGATATGAGCAAAGAGGAAATCAAGCTAAAAGTGAACAGCACATTTGATGCCCTTCAACATCGCTTGAAATTCATATCTGACTATCGGATTCAGCAGTCATATAACTACGGATATGCTTTAGCTGGTCGGAGCTTAGGCGAATCTGTGGCTTATATAGAAAAAGGCGCCTGCGAAAAGTGTCAATCTGCTCCCACCGAGCTAGATTTGAATGGCCCAAATATCTTACGCAACATGCCGCCTTATCATTCATTTTGTAGATGCAAACTGACGTTTGCGAAGGAGGTGAGCGAATGAAGTTTAGAGAGAGCTTTGAACTTCGAATCAATAGAGACAAGGGTTTTCTCACAAGAGAATCTTCTGACGACAAAACCAAAGATGTTTTAGTTGTTACAGCAGAAGTTATCCACGCAGGCACCACTGCAAACTACACACACTATTCACAGCATGAATTACAAGCCTCGATTCGTTCATGGACATATCCTTACCTTCGCCCAGTTTTGCTCCATCACAATAGTTGGAATGGCGAACCTATTGGTCGGGTTGTATCAGCTAGATGGGTGCAGACAGGTCGTTTTGGAAAACCATGTATTGAAACAGTGGCTGAAATTACAGATCCAGATGCAATCGAAAAAATCAAGGATGGCCGCTATCATACAATTTCTGTCGGAGGATCTGCTGAGCACATTTACTGTAGTATTTGTCACGCAGATATCACAGAAGATTGGTGTGAGCACANGCGAGGCAGAGACTATGACGGGATTACTTGNGANTGGATTCTCGGCGATATTACCTGGGAAGAATGGTCTTTNGTAAATACACCTGCTGATGAATTTGCCGGCCTTATCGACTACACAACCAAGCAACAAAGCAAAGAAGCTAATACTTCTGGCAGCGAAGAAAGCAATATGTATGCAGGTATCTCTATAAAAGATAGTTTTATTTGCGAAAAGCAGGATAACCAACTGCAAGAAGGAGGAAAGAATGTGGCAGTAGAGGAACAATTGAAAACCGTAAAAGAAGAACGGGACGCTCTGAAAGAGCAGCTAAGTACTTCTGAAAATACAATCACTGCTCTTACGGAAGAGCGCGACCAAGTAAAGACACAGCTCGAAGAAAAGGAAAAAGAGCTAGCTGAGTCTGTTGAAAAGGCCAGATCGTTCGAATCCAAGGTCCAAGAGCTAGAAGAAAAACTCCAGGTTCTCGAAAATGAGAAAGCTGGTTTGGCAGAAGAATGCCAGCGCTTAGCTGAAGAACATCACAAGCACGTTGCAGAGCAAGTTGTAGATACAAAAATCGCTCTAGGTCGCATTGTGGCTGAACAACGTGATGAGGCAATTGCCAGTCATATGGCAAGAACAATCGAATCTCTACGGGACGCTTTGCACGATTTGTCTGAAGAGAAGATCACCCCCGCAACACCGCCTAAGCTCAATAACCCCGGTATTAAGGAGGGCGATAACTTCCAAACAGACCAACAAGACGGTCCCGAACCTGATGCAGATGCAAGAGAAGCTTTAAGAGCAGCTCTTAAGAAAGCGTTCTCCGGTGTCGCAAACTAGCTAGACCTACTTTAATTTGAATTATTACAAGGAGAGTGACATTGAATGGCTCTATTTGAAGGCGCTCGTCGCGTCCAGAGTACAGCAACCGACGAAAGACGTACAAACAATAGACTCGTTATTAGTGATGAAATCGTAATGGTTGCAGATAAATGGCTTGCAGACCCAAGACTCCCTAAGAAATTTAGGTATCAATTTGGTGGGGATTCTGGTTGGGTTGTAATCCCTAAAGGCAAAATCGTGGCCTTGGTGCCAGATCAAACTTTTAAAGAATTCGAATCTCAAAAAATGTACAATGCGCTTACTATCGCAAACGGCGGCGAAGACGTCGTAGAGGATAACCAATACGCAATTGATCGCGGGTCTCGCAAACCTGGCGATTTGACCTACACTCGTGTAGGCAATATCCCCGTAGGTGTTGCGCCCTACAATATCTATCAAAAAATTGATGATCGTTTCCACGGAAACATCCCAACCTTCCTCCGCCGGAGCTACATCGAGCTTCCATGGATTAAGGACATTGCCGCTGCTGACCAATGCAAATGGGGTCACGTAAGAGCTCCTGAGCTCAGACCTGGTGAATTCCTGAAGTCTGACAAGCATGGCAACTTCGTAAAATGGGATCCTAAGAACGACTGCATTAGCCAGCGTGTGGCCCAAGTTCTCTCGATTGAGCAGAATATGCCGCCTGAAGGATGGTTGCAATGGGTATACCGCACTGAAGAATGGGGTATTCGTCCATGGCAGAACCGCTATGGTAAGGATACTAACACCTCTGGTTTCAGAGCTGAAGATCTTGGTATGGACGGCTTCCCATACGATCCTGCCTATAAAGATGGTTTCCCACGCAAACGCCCGTTTGGCAACATGTACGGCCCAGAACCTTTGGAGGGCTTGCATGATGGTTCTCTCATCGAAAGTCCTGTCNCAGATGAATTAGTAGGGACCTTGCCTGTCGATGCAACACTTGGAGACACTTTGTACTTCAGGGCTGCCAGCACTCCTATCGTTTCCGACTCCGTTGCGCTGGTTATTAAAAAGAATGGCGACACAATCGACATTACAGACATGATCGACAGAATCGATTATGAAAGCGGTCTAATCAAAGTTGTCATCGATAACAGCGCAGACCTGGCTCCTGTTCTAGGCGGAAGCGTTTTTGCCACTTACAAGGCTACTGGTCAAATCCCTGGCCTGCCACGCAACTGGGATCAACTAGGCAGCACAGGTGTTGTACGTTTAGACCTCATGTTCTAATATTCAAGAACTTTTTATTTTTAATTAATTTGTATCGAACGAGTGCGTTACTACACTACAACTAAGTAGCGCACCGTCGAAACAAAACCTTACTATTCATAGCAATCAAAGGAGGACTTTTAAATATGGCACTTACCTTTGCCGAAAGGCTCAACAGGACCATTAAGGGCGATAGAACCCTTAGGGCAGAAGAGCGTGTAAGCGTAAAAGAAGCATTACACACAGCTGATGCCAGCGTGCTTATCCCTGAAGTGGTGAGCGGCATTATGCTGGAGGCTGCTGAACCTAATTATCTCGTATCTAACTTCTTCCAAACAATCAGGCTGGATGGCGCAGGCAACTCCATGACCTTCCCCGCTATCGGAGCACTTCGTGCACACGATATTCCAGAAGGCGCACCTTATCCAGAAGAAACCCTGGACATCAACCTCTTCGAATCTCCGCTAGAGGTACGTGTNTCCAAAGTTGGTTTGAAAGTTAAGATNACTCAAGAAATGATCTCTGACTCCCAGTGGGACGTAAACGCATTAGTAGCATAAGTGCAGCTACCAATTGCGTCCCCTGCCAGTAATGGCAGTAAAAAAAACGACGCTCAATCGGTGAAAGCTAACCCATCTTTGCGAGATGGTATGCCAATACCGAGGGGTATCTCGGGTTTAATAAACCGTCTGACGAGCCCTGTAACGACTTAGCGCTGGAGAATATGAAATGAGTAGAAAAGATTATTTATATAACGAAGCCAGCTTTACAGCAGATAATCCTAATAGCATGTATTTTTTAGGATATGTAGTCACAGATGGAGTTTTAGAAAAACACCATGTTCATATAGATAGTAAGGATGAACAAATCGTCTCAGANATACGANATCTTGTGGTTCCNGAAAAACCTCTTATTACAGATAAGAGGACTGGAGTTAAAAGATTAAAAATATCTCACAAGCCTATAGT